GCTCATGATGGTATAGGATTGCATTGGTAACGTCAGTTTTAAAAGGGATTTTTGCAAGATTCTGTTCGCCGTAGATGCAATGCAGGTTCGTAGTGTTTGCCACAAGGTCAGCGGTCAGGTCTGCCGCGGAATGCTCCTGCAATTCCTCGGAAATATATTGTGTGAGGGCGTTGTCGTGCAACAGAGCGCAGATTGCGAGATCCTGCAGGGCATCCTCCGGCAGATCAAAATACTGCCCCATGCGCACACTGATATAGGCCACTCGTTTTCCGTGTTTATTTTTAATGTTTACCAGTTCTGCCTCGATGCAGTCGAGAGCATAGGAACAGGCACTGATCAAACCGATAATATCTATCTCCATGATTTATTTTAATGAAATCAGACCGCTTATAAAGCGATATATCCAGATTTCATCAACCTCCTTAAAATAGTAATGATTCCTATTATTGGATTATAAAATCAGTTTTCCATATTGTCAATATGTTACAGTTCACAGGTTACCCTGCGAACTGTAACTTCGCAGCCCCATATAAAGTTTTGCTTCGCAAAAGGGGGCTGCTCACACCCACATCACGTTCATACGCACCTGAACAGCATGGTGTTCAGGTGCTGAGTGAACAGTAACAAAAAATATCATTTTTATTCCGTCCGCAACTGCTTTTTTCGTTTACACCAACTCCGATTGTTTCCTTAACAATTTATTTAACAAAGCACTTTAACTTTTTTCAATTTTCAAATCATTTCGCATACTCTCAATTAACTGCTCTCTCGCTTTATTAATGCTATTATTTAATGAATCTGGATCCTCTCCCACGTACAATCCTGATATAAATGTATTTTTCTTAACGACATTAAATTCTCTTAGTTTATTCTTTACTTCTTGTCCTGCATATAAATCAAAGCTTGCCTTATCCTCTTTATTAAATTTCCGGTATTTTTCTTCAGCCCCAAAATAATCATCTCTGATTTTATTTATTTTTTTTATTGCGTACTCTCTATTGCTAATTTGATTTTCTATATCATATCGTCGTTCTCTTTTTAAATGTTCAAAATTTAATTGTCTCTTATAGTCCTCAATTTGAATATTCAAAATCTCTATAACACTCTCAAATTTTTCCATCGAATAACTAGGTGCAAATTCAATATTACGAAGGACATCATTTGGTGATCTATCTGGATAACCATTAACTATATTTATTAACTCTTTATAAATATTACCCAATTTATCATTTTTAATTTGCTTTTCCTGCATTCTCACTTTGAAACTTGACTATTTCTTTTACTTTTCATAAGTATTCATCCCTACAAGCTGTGATTCTTTTACGCAAATATGCACCAATATTATGGGGAACAAACCGGATTTTAAATTATTCACTTTTGATAAAGAATTTTCAAATCTCCATCTACAAATCCAGCCGAAATTGCTTCATATTTTTTCAATTCTTCTGCATATTTCCCCTCAGAAATATACTGTTTTATCATTTGACAGGAAATATCGAATATCTCTTCCCATCCCATCTCTGCTTTCCAGCAGAATACATTTTCTCCAGAGCTAAATTCTTCTTCACAACACCAGTCTTCATCTTCTTCATCAAAATACGAAGCACAAATCAGTTGTATAGACCAATATAAATCTGCTTCTTCATAAAGATTAAAATTTATAGCAGCTCCTGGTATCGGCATATTTTCCTCTAAAATATTATTCAACCATTTTTCAAACTCTATGTACATATTTCTTCCCTCGTAGTTTCTGAAATTAGAACTATGCTATCTTTACATTTTAGTATAAATATGGTATAACCAATTTATAAAAAGGTGCTACCGATAGACGGTTAGCCTATTGAATAACTAATTGCTCAAATAACCGCCAAGTTTTCTCAGACAGTGGCGGTTATTTTTTTGCCATGGTTATCTTTCCCGATCAGGTAAAATAATCCGGCAACGCTTATCAATAAACTCGTGAACTGAATAAGTTCCGTCAGTGTTATCATTAGCATCCCCTCCATTTACGAATTTCTTCTTACGAAGATTTTTATGTAATCAGAGGGTTCAGTCCCTCTGTTGAGGGCTAACCGCCTACCGTTTTCTCGTAGCACCTTATTCATTATACCAAACCAATAAAATCAGTGCAATTTATTAAATTTTTAAAGGAATGCTTTTAATGTGTAAAATTCTGTACCCAATGATACAAATACTGTGTTGATCCATCTGCATATGTAAATTTTTCAACATAACAAGATACCGATGTTTTTGTAGACACATCCGACAAAATATTTGCTTTATGTCCTGCGGAGTTCATCCAGTCATTAACTACCTCACTAGCACTTGTTTCACCTTCTGCAATATTTTCTCCTACACTCCAGTTTCCACCTACAGAATTATGACTATAATCTGTAACTATCTCCTTTGCACGTCTATCTGAATATGAAGCCATATTGCTATCCCATGAATATGCTGACAAACCATTATTTGCTCTTTCTTGATTTGTCAAATTAAATACTTCTTGTGCCATATTGTTGTCATAATAACCAGATACTTGAACATTATTATCTGTGGTACTTCCATAAGCTACAGAATTTAAAAATGCATCCATTTCATCCGGTGTCATTGATTGTAACATTGCAACCATTTCATCATCCGTCATTCCTAAATTGTCCGCATTGGATTTTCCACTGGCTTGTGATAATTGATTTTGAGTATTTGTAGTTCCAGATTTATTATCACTTTTGCCAGATTTCTTGTCGTTGGCTGTAACATCACTTATCTGCATAATCAACCCTGTCTTTTCCAACAAAGCCTCTACATCCAGTCCAGTGTATGTAACCGTCACTTCGTAATCTGCCTCGTTTTCGTTTTTAGCCTGATCCTGCACTGTGCAGTATACATTTAATACTTCAACCGGATTTTCTTTCTGCAGATTAAAAGATTTCTGCTCAAACTCGTATGAAATTTTGTTGTCCTGGCAAAATGCATCGCTCGCAACCGCCCACTCCGCATCTGTAAAATCCGGAAGCTCATGCAGCATGTCTGCAATCTTTTCCGCATCATCCGTGTTAGTGTCGTCAATACTGATCCCGGATGCATCCACGTCCAGATCAATCACATTCTGTGCCAGCTCCGGAGCTGTGCCATCCACGTAAACGTTTAATGTTATATCTGTAAAATTGCCCTCACTATCTTTTACCTGCGCTGTCACTTCATAGCAGCCTTCATCATCCAACTGAACACTTTCTTGATAATCTGCTCCATCATGCGGCTCTGCATTATCTACCGCCGCTTTTTCCTGCAGCATATCATCATAATCACAGACTACAAGATCATCCTTCTGCTCACAAGATACAATCCCACTGGAAGTTTCTGATGCATCTTTGATCTCCGTTACCAGATCATCCACGGTCAGCGTTCCCGGCTGCATGTAGATATAATCTTTCGCTTCGCATTGCGGTGAAGTCGTGTCCTTCACTTCTACCGTAAATGGGTAATTTTTCCCATCATATGCAATGGCAGCATTGTACGAGCCAACTTTTGTTTCATCTATTGTGGACAGATCAAGGCTTGCGCCCTTTAAGATTTTCTCATCCGGATTCTGTAAATAATCTGCAACATTTTCAGACAGCTCATCGCCAAGCTCCAGTGTCACTGTGCTCTGTGCCAGTTCCACCTTGGAACATCCGGCAATACCAGCTACGCTTAAAAAAGTCATTCCTAAAAGTACGAATTGTTTATTTTTATAACTTGTGTCCTTCATTTTGTGACCTCCAAATGTTTCTGAAATTAGAACTATCATTTCCTTATCAATATTTTCATCTTCGTCAACTGTTTTTGTCCATAATATATCAGATATTTACTTTTCTTATAAACGACAGCTCCGGCAATTGCTCTGTCTCAATGATTGATTCCGGCATCCTCGCTTTTTTTGTTCAAGGTGCCGTTTTATTAAATACCATCTTTTTTCCCTTCCTCATACCAAGCTCGAAATCCTTCCAATGTCAAACGATTATCCAGATTTTCAATCGGTTTGGAAGCCGGTTCTATAATCTGCCTGTAACTTTTTGTTTTACACAACATATACATCTCGATTTTCAAAACATGAAAAAAAGGAAACCTCCATATTAAAAGGTTTCCTCTTTTCTTTCTCTAATGCGCTTGACGGCGCAAAAGCTGAACCTTTGCAACCGTCACCACTGACAGCGCCTTCCACCAGTTTGAGATCAACCTTGCAATTCTCTCCTGAGTAATTCATCACTAAAACCAGATGATCGTCGTCGTACAAATAGACGGAATTTAGGAACGTATCGACTAACATAATGCGATACGCCTCGTCGTTTATATCTCCAGAGCGGAACCTCTCTAAAAAATAGATAATTTGATCCCGCTCGAACTCTGGCTCTGCTAAGAGCTCGTGAGCTATTCCCTTTTCAATGTCCGCGCGATCAGCCTCCAGCTCCATGAGCCGGGTTTTTGTACTCGGGGTAATTATGCCGGCTTCAATGGCTGCCAGCATGTTGCTGATTGCTTTCTCGTTTTCTTTCTGCCGGATCTCCAGCGCGTGAAGGCCAGACTGATCCTTTTCTCTTTTCTGGTACTCCATGACACGATCGGCAATCTGCTCGATCAGTTCGTCGTTGTGTACGATTTTGACAAGCTCTCCGACAACAAGGTCCTCGATCCAGTCTTTAGGCACCGACTCCTTCTTACAGCTCCGGCCGCGCTTGCGCTTCGTGCATGAGTAATAGGCGTAGGCTTTCCCGGTGTGGCTGGTGCCGCCGTCGCCTATCATCGGAGAACCACAAAGCCCGCAAAACAATTTTGTTGTAAGCAGGAAATTTTGCGCCTTGCCTCTGGCCGGTGCGTCGTGGTTTATTTTTAACATTTTCTGAACCCTCTCAAATAGATCCCGATCGGTAATTATGGCCGGGATCCCATTCTCGACATAAATGTCCTCATACTCATAGACACCAATATATTTTTTATTCGATAGAATACGCCGGAGGCTGTTTTTATTGAATTTACCGCCCCGGCTCGTCCGGTAGCCCTCCGAGTTTAGTCTCTCGTATATGTCCTTCGCACGCTCGCCCTCGGCATATTCCTCGAAGATCCTACGAACGATAGTGGCCTCGGCCTGATCTATCATATAGCGACCGTCTGGGCCGGTTTTCAACCCGAGGCAGGTCTTTCCCAATGTTTTGAGCTCCAGCGCGCTGTCATAGTTGCCGCGCTTCACGTTCTGGGCGAGGTTTTCACTGTAATACTCAGCGTAGCCCTCCATTACTGACTCTAATATAATACCCTCCGGGCCGTCCGGTATTGTCTCTTTTGCGTAGAAAATACGGATCCCGTTCTTTTTGAGCTTATATTTATACATGGCCGAGTCGTACCGGTTCCGGGCAAAACGGTCCATTTTCCAGAGCAGAACGCAGTTAAAGCGGCCCTTCTCACTGTCCTTCATCATTCTTTGAAAGTCTGGCCGCCGGTCCACTCGCCCAGTCATTGCCTTGTCGATGTATTCGCCTATGACAATAATGCCGTGTTTTTTTGCAAACTCGTAGCAATCGCGGAGCTGTCCCTCGATCGACTCCTCACGCTGGCCGCTGCTGGAATATCTGGCGTATATGACCGCCCGTAATGGCTCTACGCCGCAGGAATTATCCGAGCTACCTCCTGCGGCATATTTTCGAGCCGTATTTTTACTTGTCGGCATTATCCTGAGCGCCTGACTCTATTACGGTATAGCCGTAAGTTCTGGCAGTCTCGGCCGCTGCAACGGCATCCGAAAGTGCCT